AAAAACGACGGGTTGCGCAAAAATGGAATGGAGGCAGTTGCCGAATCAGAGGATGGTCACATTGTTTGTTTTTCGCAAAATGCGGATACGTCAATCAAGGTTCAACAGCCAGCCATCTGGGAGATGATGCCCAAGGAGTACAAGAAGAAGACCAAGGGGATCGAGGGCTACATCAACTACTCAATGCAGAATGGTTTCACTGGCAGCTCATTCGTATTTCCGGATACCCGCACACGGGTGGACTTCAAGACATACACCCAGTACTCCAACAACTCCACTATCCTAGAGGGCTTCGAGTTTGGTTTCAAGAACCCCAAGGGGATTAACATCGGTACTTGGCTGGACGAGTACCTCGGGGATGCTGCCCTAGTAAACACCCTTCGCTTCCGACTTGCCACACGGGACTCCAAGATGATCATTGGCTTTACGCCAATTGATGGATACACACCATTCATTGCGGAATACCTCAAGGGTGCGGAAACACTGGAGACAAGGCCAGCGGCCTTGCTTCGCAACAAGGAGGTTCCCATATGCCAGTACAGCCCAAGCAGGGATGCAGCAGTGGTGTACCTTCACTCCGACGAGAACCCATTCGGCGGATACGAGCGTATCGCAAAGGACTTGGCTGGTCGCCCCGAGGATGAGATCAAGGTTCGTGCCTACGGACTTCCAGTAAAGTCAGTCAATTCTCTACTGCCCCATTTCAACACAGAAGTAAATGTCCTCAACGAGGAACCCAACAAGTACGGTATGACCTTCCCGGACATCTCGGACAAGTCCCAGTTCACCTGCTACCAAGTTGTTGACCCCGCTGGGGCAAGGAACTACACCGCCATATGGGCGGGTGTAAACGAACACGGAGAGGTATACATACGCAGGGAGTGGCCCGACCGGGACACCTTCGGGGAGTGGGCAATGTTCGGAGATCCCAAGTGGAAGTACGGACCAGCTGCTAAGAAGATTGGACTGAACGTCGAGGGATACTGCGAACTATTTGAGGAGATCGAGGATGATCTAGGTATTGAGGTCACGGAACGAATCGGGGACTCCCGCTTCTTTGCACGTGAGAATGAGAACAACGATGACCTCTTCACTTCATTCTATGACTTCGGTCTAAGCTTCATTCCATCCGATGGTAAAATGGAGGAGCGTGGAATCACTGCACTGGATGACTGGTTCAACTACAATCCAAACGTAGAGATCGATGCAATCAATCGACCCAGGTGCTATATCCATTCGGACTGCGGCAACCTAGTTGACAGCTTAATTAATTACAACGCAGGTGGCAAACCAGAGGAAGCCCTAAAGGACTTCTTTGACGTTATACGATATTTGCGGATGTCCAATAGCGGAGATGGTCCAGACTTTATGTCGGACGCATCAATGCAAACAACTAAGAACAATAAAGGAGGATACTAATGCCAAAGAAGAGACTAACAGAATTAGCAAAAGAATATGGAATATCATTTGATGAGATTCACGATATTGCGACCTACCACCTAGATGAAGATATGATCACTGGTAAGGGCAAGAACCTATGGATGTCCGAAGAGGGACAGCACTGCCTAGATGACCTAATCCCTATGACAACAATCTACCGAGGATCGGTTATAAGCCAAGCACCCAACAAGCGTTTCGTTATGGCTAGAGTCAAGGAACTAGGTAAGAAAGTGCCAGTCAGTATTCCACTTGCCCTATCTGGTAAACTGGAGGGTAAGATTATATACATCGAGGCTGACAATTCTAACAACGAACCAAAGTATAAGTGGATCAAAGCACCAGTTCGTCAGTAGCCCAAATGTACAACTTTAAATAATTTATGGAAAACGAGACTACATCAAAGGAACTTACCTACGTTGGGAAGGATCCAAGCGTAAAAACATTGCGCTATGCCTATGACCAGACCGTAATCGAACTGTCATCGTATTTCGATCTGTGCCGTACAAGCTATGATGACCGCCGTAACTGGTGGCCAGGCAAGAGTCGTGATCACCGCAAGCACGGTGCGGACGCATTCCCCTGGGAGGGAGCATCCGATATGGAGAGCCACGTCATTGACGAGCGCATTACTCGACTGGTGTCCCTCTTTGTCTCTTCACTGAACCGATCCAATGTACGTGCGTTCCCGACCGAGGTCACTGACATTGCACGTTCAAAGCTAGTCTCTGGCTTCCTGAAGTGGATGGTATCAAGCGGATACATCCCACGTTTTGGACGTGAGATGGAACTAGGTGCTAACTACCTGCTCGAGCGGGGCATCCTAATTACTTATGTAGGTTGGCACAAGGAGGATCGCAAGTTCCTCCAAGAGCTAGACCTAAACCAAATTGCGCAGATTGCACCCGACATTGCACAATTAATTACCACGGGCGAAGCCGATGAGCAGATCATCGAATTGCTCAAGGGAACATTTCCAGGCGTTACAACACGAAGGGCGAAAGCAGCACTCAAAACATTACGAAAAAAAGGAGTAGCTCAACTGCCCGTTGTGCGCCGACAGGTTGATGCACCCGAGGTGAAGACACTAGCCCCCGACGGGGACTTCCTCTTCCCTCCCTATGTTACAGATCCACAGCGTTCTCCGTACTGCTTCTGGAAAACTTACTACACTCCACAGGAGCTACAGAACAAGGTTGTCACCGACGGCTGGGATGAGGACTTCGTCGAATACATCATCGAGCACTATCGTGGTGTGAACAGTGGCGGAATCGAACGTGAGTTTGAAACACGGCGATCAACTGGACTAACAGATAATCAGTACGAGGCAAACGAGCTAGTTGAGTTAATCTACGGATACCAACGTCTAGTAGATCCAGAGGATGGCTCCGAGGGCATCTACTGCACTGTCTTCCACCGTGAGTTCGGCGGCAACGAGGAAGCACCAGGTTTTGCAAAATTTGAATTGCTGAACGGATACGAGGACTACCCAGTTGTAGTCACCAAGCTATCCGAGGACAGCAAGCGTCTCTATGACGCAATGACCATTCCAGATGTACTCCGTGGAATCCAGAATCAAGTCAAGGTAGAGCGTGACTCCCGAGTTGACCGCAATAGCCTGGCTACACTTCCCCCGATCCTTCACCCCGTAGGTCAAGCACCAACCGACTGGGGTCCTGGTCGTATGATTCCCTATCGTCGCAAAGGCGATCTGGACTTTGCTCCTACCCCACCACCCCCTACTGGCTCAATTGAAATCGAGAAGACACTCGAGGAGCAGGCTGACCGACTGGTTGGACTGGATGAAACATCATCCATTAGCCAAATCCGCAAGCAGTTCCTGGTGGACAAGTTCCTCAGCCACTCGGCTGAAGTGATGTCTATGGCATTCAAGTGCTTCCAGCGATTCGGGCCGGACGAAGTATTCTTTCGAGTGACTGGCAATGCAGACCCGCAGACATTTACTAAGGGAGATCCCAATGAGAACTTCGACATTATGATCAGCTATGACGTGCTGAACACAGATGCTAATTCACAGGAGTTGAAGCTACAACAAATCACTGCACTCACAGCCCTCGACCGCAATGGTCGGATCAATGTGGACGCACTACTTGATGTTGCTGCTTCAGCAATTGACCCAGTACTTGCTGACACTATTCTACAGCCAGCACAAGTAGCTGCTGAACAAGTGACCAAGTTCGTGACCGATGACCTATCCAAGATTTACTCAGGTATGGAGATGCCGGCTCGCCCGAATGGCGGCCAAGTTGCTCTTCAGATCATCCAGCAGTATGCATCCCAGCCGGACATTGCAGAGCGACTTCAGTCGGACGAAGCCTTTTTGGCTCGTCTCCAGAAGTATGCTGGTCAGTATCAGTTTGCTCAAAAGCAGCAAGTCAATGCCACCGAGTACGGCCAGTATGGAACAGCGGCAGCATCAGTTGGAGACATTAAAACACAGGGATTATCATCGGAGGGAGGTAGCTATGGAGGGTAAGAAAACTAACATCGATGCAGCCCAACAGGCACGAATCCGTGCAGTTCAAATGGAGATGAATGACTACAAGGAACTCATCCGTGCGGATGAATCCTTTAGGTCAAAGGCCTACAAGCCACAAGCCAAAGAGAAACATATGACAATTGGTTATGGTCATTATGGTCCAGACGTGAAGAAAGGATCAACCATTACCAGAGAGGAAGCCGAGGTTCTTTTGGATAAGGATGTGCGTGATCGGATGGTATCCATACGTGGACTACTTACCGAGTTCGACTATCTGCCCCGAGGATTGAAGCGAGCTATATTCAGTGAGCATTATCGTGGATCAGTCCAGCAAAGCCCTAAGACGGTGAAGCTTATTAATGCGGGCGAATGGGCGGATGCATCCCTTGAGTTCCTCGACAACGATCAGTACAGAAATGCGGAAGCACTCAAGATTCGAGGTATTAGACCTCGGATGGAACGAGTATCAAAGGAGTTAATGAAACTAGCACAATAGAATATGGATTTACAAAGCGACTTAAACACACTACTCACACACGATTC